TGATTCTGAAATTTCGTTACCCCAACGTCCCAAAACAAATTTTTTTACTTTAATGTAAACTTCATACATAGTTAGTTACTGGGTTTATCCTTATACTCTGAAGCTTTCTTTGGAGTTTTACAGATGATGTCACCACAATGGTCTCTGTTCTGATAGACAGAGTTTATGGATGTTGCCACCTCACTACACGACTTAAGCGACCAACGTCCTAACTTGGGTTTATCAACTTTAACGAAAAGTTCGAATACTTTCTTAAACATTATCTATATCGGGGGGTGTGTATTTAAGTGGGTTGTCAGGTTTGAAGAAGTCCTTAAATGGACACCCTTCACAACGTCTGTGACGTATCGCACATGTGAGTGCATCAGGTTTCTTGATACAAGGTTTTTTCCGTTGTCGATAGGTTCGCTGTCGTCGAATGGCGTAAATAATGATTGGGGTAGCTAACATATATATCTAGTTAATGGTAGTACTCTTTATGCGACGACCTTCGTTAATGACTTTTCTTCGTTCTTCAAGTGGTATTCTCTGACCAGTCTGCTTACTGTGTGCACGGCGTTCATCACCCTCTACACGACGTAGTTTCATAACAACCTCTTCCGTTTGTGGTTGTTTTGAAAGTTCTTCTTTGAGTTTTTCCCGCTTTTCGGCAGTCTTTTGCCTTCTTTTTTCGTTATAGTCCGCTCGTGATTCGTCTGACCGCACGTTATGAACGTACGTGCCTTTTTCGTAAAGTTCTTTCATCAGTCTATTCGGTTCTTCAAGTTCGGGTACTTTTTGAATGTGTCGCTCCGAGATGCCGTATATAGCGTTATACACTTTCCGCTGTTCTTCGATTTCTCGTATGGCTTCATCCTTGTCTTCGAATGATTTTTTCCACCATGCATCTTCATCGTGCTGAATACAAGCGATCCATCGGTTATTCGTCTTACACCAATATACACCTCGTGAACCTGATGTATTATTTGAATTTAGATTCGCTCTATGTGCTACATTGGCACCCTTGGTTAGTACTCTAAGATTACATCTCCTATTATCGAGAGTGTCCCCATTAATGTGATCGACGACTCTATTTGGGTCATCGTCCAAACCTAACATCAAAAACCTATGAAGTCTAATTTTTCTTCTACCACCGGGACAATTTGTCCAATCCGCTGTGGCGTAATTACTTTTTGCACCACTCAAAAACCAACTTGGCATTTTTCCAACGTATAAATCATAATCTTGTGCGTCTATGGCGAATGAAATTCCATTCAACCTCTGTGATTTAAACGGTACAATGACGTACGTTTCACTCATTTTATATTTCAATAGCCTCTATTCTTTAAGCTATTTACCCCCCTTTCAATTTATTAAAAAGTAAGATATTTGAATTATCTTAATTTTTATGATATGATATACGAGTAAATTATACTAGTACGAAATTAGTTCGAGAAGGCCAAACCGCCCATACCTGACTGGATTCGGAGGACGTTGTAGTTCGTGGCGAACATGTGCATGTTGGTGGCATCGCCAGCGGGGTGCTGGACGACCTGGACCTGCGCGTTGTCGATACGGGAGAAGTTGCAGGTACCGGTGGGCTGATGCTCCTCGGGCTTGAGCGCGAAAGAGTACGAGTAGATACCGGGCATGGGGGAGCCAGAGTGGTGGTTGAAGGATTGCACCTGGTTGAAGTACTTGCCACGCTGTTCCTTGAAGCGATCCTGACCGTTGAGGATGAGCTTGAAGGTGTCGAGAGGACCGCAGACCTCTTCGACGAATCGGGTGTCACCACCGACGTCACCGACGGCGAGAAGGGGAGCACCGGAAGTGGAGGTGGACACGAAAGCGTTACCGGCCAAGATGGAGTCGGGGTTGGACTCGAGCACAACGTTGGTGGCAACGGAGGCGTTGGAGAAGTTCCACAGGGAGTTCTTGGAAGCGGTGTTGGAGAAGCACCACACCAGTTCCTTGACGGGGTGGTTGTACGACAGGCGGACCTGCTTGGTACCGGAGGAGGTGACAGTGTCGGTACCGGTGTGCTGGACCTGCTCGATCAGGTATTCGTGACCCTTCTGGGCGAATCGGCGTCGCTCTTCGGTGTCCAGGTACACGTAGTTGGCCCACACCTTCAGGGTGTCCTTGTTGAGGAAGGTATCGAAATCGGACGCGAGGTCGATGTCAATGCGCACCTCATGGTACTGAAGGGCGATCAGAGGCAAGTACAATCCGGGGTTCCTGTTGAAGAAGAAGATCAGGGGCAAGTACACGGTCTTACCGGTACCCGCAGTGGTCATCTTACCCCAGGTAGCCTTCTTGGACTCGTCCAAGTAAAGCTCCGAGTACATGCGCCACCACTTCTGGTAGTGCTTGTCGACACGCTGACCACCGATGGAAAGCTCAACGTTGTTGATGGCACGCTCGGCGACGAAGTTGCAGTCACCGACATCCGCAGTCGCGGTAGTCGCGATCGCCGACTTCAGTTCGATGTACATGTCACCGACAAGGTCACCGTTACGGGCGACAGTCACGGACACGCGGCCGGAGTTGGCGGCAGTACCGTTGACGGTCTGCTCGATGTTCTCCATCGCGAAGTTCGTGTGGCGCTTGTATTTCGCCTGGAAGAAGGTAACTTCGGGGTTACCGGTAAGGTAGACGTCTTGGGCGCCGTAAGCGACGAGTTGCATGAGACCACCAGCCATTTTGAGAGTTGTTGTACTCTATACAGAGAAAATAATTCTGGTCAAACGCGCAATTTTCGATTTTGATTTTTCTCAGTGTATGTAAAATGTCGACACAGCCTGATGAAATCGAAGAAGGAGAAATTGTATCTGAAAGTGAAGGTGATGAGGAACTTTCTGTGTCTGAAGAGGAGGACTTCGAGGAAGATGTGGAGGGTGGCGTAGACATCGCTGATCTCATGACATCTCTCATGGCTACAGAGGATGGAGACACGGTCTGCTCCGCCCTCGTTAATATTGCGAACCAACTCCAGACCCAAAACAAAATTTTGATAAAAATCGTGAGCAAGATGAATATTGCTTAAGGATTAAATATGTATTTAGTTAAATGAGAGAAACTCACTTCATCGATAAGGACCCCAATATCTATGAAGCACTCGCTGAGCTGAGGAAGCAGGATGTACAGTTGATGAATGAGGAACAAATTTCAAAAGTGATTGAGGAGCTTGAATTCAGGTGGTATCTATTGGACACAGATGGATACTCACCCTGTATGGCCCGAGCGACTAAACTTGGTTACCAACAGTTCATTCACCCCTCCAATTTCAACGAAGATGGTATTCCCAAATCTGAACAGGTCGATATTATGGCTATCCGTGGGATTAAGAATCGTATGGTTGAATTCCTCATCCAGTTGAACAATCATGTCCAAATTCACATTAATAACTATACAAGTGACGATGAGGTGAGTATTACCAAACGAATCAATAATATAATTCTCCAGATTGAGGATGGTTTCGAGAATGTCAGACGTCATCAGATTTCATACGAAAGAGTTATTGCTCCCACAGCTATGCCACAGGTAAGTGTTTATACAGATCCCTCAACTATGGATGATGAGGAGATTGAAAAGTCAACACCTTTTCAAAAGTGTCTCATGCTTTCTCTCAAGGAGGCGTACCGGGCTGGGTACAGGCGGTACAAGGGTCAATGTTGCGAGGAGATTAAGACAGTTGACGGTTTTCGAACTCGAGCGTGGAACCCGATCTTCACGATCGAAGAGTTTGTGTATTCCCTACCCAAAAAGGAGAGTAACTTTATGAACTGGAAGAACTTTACGAGTAAAGGAAGCATTTTCAGGGATGTGATCGATAACATTTCCAAGTGTAGCGATGCCCAGTTCCCAGAGATTAAGAAGAGACGTAACGTGTGGTCATTCAAGAACGGTGTGTTCGTGGGGAAAGAGTGGTTCCCAGAACGAGGTGTCTATGACTGTAGGTTTTACCCGTACAAAGGTGATAAGTTTGCATGCCTTGACCAGAGCATTGTTGCGTGTAAGTATTTTGATCAACAATTCGATGACTTTTCACATATTGAGGATTGGACAAAGATTCCTACACCCTATTTCGATTCCGTTCTCAAGTACCAGAAGTTTGAAGATGAGGTGTGTAACTGGGCCTATGTAATGGGTGGTCGCCTGTGTTTCGACGTTGGGGAGATGGATGGGTGGCAGGTGATCCCATTCTTCAAGGGTATCGCTCGCTCTGGTAAATCCACTCTCATCACAAAGGTTTTCAAGAAGTTCTATGATAATGAGGATGTTGGTACTCTCTCCAACAATATCGAGAAGAAGTTCGGTCTTTCTGCGATCAAGGATGGATTCATGTTTATCGCCCCAGAGGTGAAGGGTGACCTCGCTCTAGAACAGGCGGAGTTCCAATCGATTGTATCTGGTGAAGATGTGTCCATCGCTGTGAAGAACAAGACCGCCATGTCATTCGAGTGGAAGGTACCAGGTGTGTTGGGTGGGAATGAAGTGCCAAACTGGAAGGATAACTCGGGGTCTGTACTTCGTCGTATTTTGCCCTGGAACTTTGGTAAACAGGTACAGGATGCTGACCCCCAACTCGATGAGAAACTGCATCGAGAACTTCCAATCATTCTCCTCAAATGTGTGAGAGGGTATCTGGACTATTCAAACAAATATAGAAACAAAGACATTTGGAATGTTGTACCCGCGTATTTCAAGGCGATCCAGAAGCAGGTTGCCATGGTTGCGAGTAGTCTCACAAACTTTCTGGAATCTACCTACATTATCACGGGTGAAGAACTATTTGTCCCACAGAAGGAGTTCATTGCCAAGTTTAACCAACACTGTAAGGAAAACAATCTTGGGAGCCACAAGTTTCACTCCGATTTTTACGCTGGACCATTCAGTTCCCGTGAAGTTGAGGTGCGTAACACTACGGTCAAATACAAGGGACAGCTCCTTAAAAATCAACCTATCATTTTCGGTTTAGACATCGTCAATGATGACTTAGCTTTCACAGACGATAACTAAAAAAAATATATACCTTTAGTAATATGAGCCAGAGGGTCAAAGAATTTGTCCGTCAATCTGGTGTAGAGGTATCAAACTCCAACTCAAATGATGATAATTTTGCGAGAGAACTCGAAGAGACCATGCTTCGAAAAGAGCGCGAACGCGCTGCGGGATTCCGTACACCTCCTCGACCTCCTCGTGTCCAGGTACCCCAACGCCTCCAACAAAACCTGATTAGTAATAGCAATTACGAACCACTCCGGGAAGAATTTGCGGATGTAAAACTTACATCGAACAGTGAAAAAATGATAAATAATATGCTCCGCGAGTTTGAGAGTAAAGCTCTCCAAACGACTAAACTCAATCCAGGTATGTTCAATGCTACGGTTGATTCTGGATTTGGTCAAAAAGATGTACTTGTTAATCTCAAGACTATACTTTCAAAAGGACCACTCGGTAAAACCCCTATTGGTGAAGGTCTTTATATAGACACTCGAGAGATAAAAGGTCTTTATGGTCAGTTTAAAACGGGTTTTTCT